AGGCATCTCTTGAAAAAAGGCCTCTAATTGCTTCATGTCTGCTTCTGTTAGTGTAATGTTCATATTTGGTTATTTTTTACAAATTTAGGTAAAATTATTTAGCTGCAATCATTCCTTTTAATTCTTCTATTTGAGCTTGTTGTTCTTGTACTGCTTTTACTAAAGTTGCAGTTATTGCTTGATAATCTATACCTATAAAATCTTCATCATTTATAAATGCTTGTGGAATAAACTCTTTTACTTCTTGTGCAATAAAACCTAAATGTTTTTCAGTATCATCTTCTGTTTTCATTCTATATAAAGTAGGCTTTAAACCTAATATAGCTTCTAAACCAATAGTAGATAATTCAAAATCTTTCTTTTTATTAATATCAGAGATAGGCGTATATATACCAGTGGCATTATTAAAATTCCCTATATTATTCCATCCTCCGTTATAATGAAATATACATAAATTTTGTGAAGTATTATTTTGAAAACCATTCCCTCTACCTGCGGGGTTATCAAAAAAATACATATTTGATGAACTTCCATAAGTATTGCTACTTGCAGGTCCATTCATTTTGATATAAGGACCACCTGATAAACCTATTAATACTTGTCCATTACCACTTAATGGATTACCAAAAGCACCATCACCAGTAACTGCTAAACGAACACCAGCGTCAGTAGTACCATTTATTAATACATTACCATTATCAAGAACTAAAAATCTATCGACTCCAGTAGACCTAGCTTTCATAATAAAGCTAGTACCAGCATTGCCAGAAGTTGTAACTTGTAATCCATTACCAGTTCCAGCATTTACTACATAAGATACACCAGTTGTTGAAGCTGCTGCATTTAAATTAGCAAATACAGTTAATGGTGAACCAGGGTTTGTTTCTCCTATTCCTACATAACCTGAATCTAAAATAGCTAATGCTTCACTTGCGTTTCTTGAACCAATAGATAAATAACCTTGAGGTGATGCACTTGATGCAGCAGCTAATTTCCAAGTTATATATGCAGCAGTTCTTTGATTACCTGCGGTATCTTCAGCAGTAAATTGAAGATTACCACCTATACCATTAGCCGCAGTTCCTGTTGTTGCTCTACCTATTTGTGCGACACCAAGAATAGTATTAGTTGATGCATCTGTAAGAAGTGTATCTAAAGCAAATGAAGAAGATGCTTTACCAATTCCAACATTACCACTAAACGTAGCACTTGTACCACTTAAAGCACCAGTAACACCTAAAGTGGAACTAAAAGTAGCAGAAGTACCAGCTAATCCTCCAAAGAAAGTTATATTAGCACTACCACCCGCTCCAAAATCAGCTACTTGAGTACCACTATTTGCATTGATGCTTAATCCAGCACTTGTTGCAGCTTTTACTTGTGGAGTAGTTAAAATTCCACTAAAAGTTCCAGTAGTTCCGCTTAGTCCGCCAGTTAAAGTACCACCACTTAAAGCAAGATAAGTAGATGCTGCATTAGATATTGTTAAGTAAGTAGATGCTGCAGTTGCTGTGCTTAACTTGCTGTCTATTTGAGTTTGTAAAGCACTTGTAACACCAGCTAAATAACCTATCTCTGTAGTTGTAGTACTTGCACTTGCTGCAATCTTACCACTACCATCAGAAACCAATGCCCTTGATGCAGTTAAGTTAGCAGTTACTACGCTTGATGCACCACCAGTAATAGCAGCTTGTGCTCTTGCTGTAGTAAAGTATTGATTTGTTCCCTCAGCAACATCTGATGTTGTTAAAACAACAGTTCCAGCAAATCCGTTAACTGTTGTAACTGGGAAAGCAATGTTTGTATTTGATGCACTTGTAATTCTACCTTTGCCATCTATAGCTATTGTAGGAACTGCAGTAGAAGTTCCGTAAGTTGATGCAGTAACTCCAGTATTAGCCAATGTTAAAGCAGATGTTACGTTTGCACTACCATCAAAACTTACTGACCATACAGCATCACCACTTGCAGCTATTGTTCTTGCAGTAGAAAGTGCGTTTGCAGCATTTGCAGTACCAGCTAAGTTACCTTCAAAGTTTGCAACTAATGTTCCAACAGTATATCCAGTTCCAGTAGTGTTAACTACGTTAGTAGGTTCATCTACTAAGCCAGTAAAGAATTTAAACTTACCAGCATCAGAAGCATCTCTAAATAAACCAGTAAACTCTACACGAGTTTGAGGAGTATCGTAATATCTTCCATAATATCCTATGTCTACAGCATCTGTAGTATTATTATCATTTGCAACCTCAAACAATGGGTCTTTAGCCGATATTGATTGAGTGTTTACATAAGTTGCAGTACCATTAATCGTTAAGTTACCACTTACAACTAAGTTGTTTGGCATTGTAACGTCATTGGTAAATGCAAGAGTTGTTGTATTTGCAACAGTTGTAGCTGCTATTTGATTAGCAGTTCCGTTAATTGTTGTTATACCTAAGTCAGTCCAAGTAGCTGAAACCACGTTTGCATCTTGCTGAGTTAGTGATAAAGTCTTAGTAGTAGTTCCACTTACTGCAGCAGATACGATAGAACGATTGTAAGCTGTATCGTATTGACCTAATTTAACAGTAGTAGGAATAGCATAACCAGCAGTTAAGCTAAATACACCGCTATTATTGGCGTAACTTAAACCAGTAGCTGATGATGACAATGCAAGTCTTGCACGAGTATCTGTATAGTATAAATTTGAGCCTTCTGCTAAATCCGTTGTTGTCTTTGCAGCTAAAGCACTATTAAATCTTGCTTGTGTATAGTAAAGGTTTGAACCTTCAGCTAAATTAGTTGTGCTCTTATTGCTAAAAGCAGTATCAAATCTTGCTTGAGTGTAATATAGGTTTGTACCCTCTGCTAAGTTAGTTGTACTTGAAGCAGCTAAATTAGTTGTAAAATTAGAGTTACCTCTTGCCTCTGTCCAATATAAGTTAGTTCCTTCAGCAATATTTGTTGTAGTCAAAGTAACTGTACCACCTAATGATACGCTTTGACCATTGATAGTAATTGAGCTATTAGCTAAACTTGCGTTTGGTATAGCAGCTAAGTTAAATACCCCAGTTGCGTTATCGTAAGCAATACCAGTTCCTCCAGTTACGCTTAAAGCAGTTCTTGCTCTTGCGTTAGTAAAGTACAAATTTGAACCTTCTGGTAAATTGGTAGTAGTTTTAGTTGCAAAATTAGTTGCAAAATTTGCATCACCTCTTGCGGTTGTAAAGTAAAGATTAGTTCCCTCAGTTAAGTTTGTTGTAGTTTTTGCAGCGAAAGCTGAATCAAATCTACCTTGAGTATAGTATAAATTACTTCCTTCTGCTACAACACTTGTAGTTCCAGTAAAGTTACCAGTTAATGTCCTTGCTCCGTCATTATAAGTCCAAGTAATACCAGTACCATTCTGTATTAAACTAGCAACAGTATCATCAATTAAATCTTGTATCTGAATACCACCACCAGTAATAATTAAATCACCAGTAATAGTTAAATCTCCATGAATTGTAGCTGCTATTGTAGAAAGCGACAAAGCGGTATTTACACCAGCTCCATCTTGTACTCTTTGAGCAGTACTACTTACTCCTACATTATTAGCACCAATTTGTAATACTTGTCTATATGTATTTTTTACCGCTTTACCTTGAAGAGTAGCCATTATATTTTAATTTTTTTAATTGTATTAACCATTTTATATAGTTCTTCCGAAGCTGTATTAAATAAGAACGGTCTATGGGGCAAATTTACTACATTTCCTTTATTTCGCTTAAATGTATTTGCATATCCCTCTAGTGACGTCATATTTAAGTTCCTATATACTGGTATTTGAAATCCTGGACCAGTACCAAACTCGACAAAAGGCGAGTAATAAATACGTGCTCCAACTACCGCACCATAACTTCCACTATATGGAGTACTATATATAGAACCTTTTAAACCATAAGTCTCTCCTAACGGTGCACGTGCCCTAGCATTATTCTCGATACTCAAAACAGTCACATTTATTATTTCGTGAACTTGTTTCTTTACTTGTTCTGGAGCCGCCTTTAATCGCTTAGAAAGCCTATCTATACCCTTGTATTCTATTCTGAATGACATTATGTTGTTTCCCAGGTTGTACTAACATTCTCCCAGAAAGCAGTAATACTATCCCAAGTATCAACTCTTTTCAAAGTAGAACAAGTGATTCTTAAATAATTATTTTTGTCTAATTCATCAATAATACTACTGATTAGGTAGATATTACCATCATAGTAAATAGTAAGGTCATTAGAAATAGTAATGCTTTGAGCATCTCTAATCCTAAAAACAATACTATCTGACAAAGAATCCTTACCAGCTATGTTTGTTTTATTTTGATTCTCTCTAAATATCTCAGCCCAGCAAGTATAGTAGTCTACATCTGTTAAGACTTGACCACCAGCTCCATCTGACTCTGAAGTCTTAGATTGAAAAGTAATCCTATTTTTTAAGTTACTTATCATTATAATATTATGCTTACTCGTTTAAAAGGCTTCATTAATTCGTATGCAGATGCTATGTTAGCATTTGGCTTACTATCTTCTACAGAAGATTCTCTGTAATCGTATAAATCAGCAAGAATCTTGTATAAGGCTGTTTTCATTACTGCAGGGGTAGTTGCATAACCACAAGTATAGGTAAACCTAAACTCCATGTGAGTAACGGCATTCATATATACTTTTTTGTAAGTAGTGCCTAAAACATTATACTCTGGTATAGTAATTTCTTCCCAAGCATTATTATCCCAATATTCAACCTTAGTGATATTGTTAAGTGGTGCGTATGGAAGTTCTATAAACTCATCCACATAAGCTACAACTTGTAAAGTACGAGCTGTCATAGCCACACCAGCATATTTCTCTAATCTAATCCTTGCTGCAACTATTAAAGAAGTAATTAAGTCGTTATCATCATCAAAGTCAACCTTTAGATAGTTCTTAGCTTCAGCCAATGTTATTGGTTCCGAAGCTGGTTCTACTGTGGTTGTAACATCCCTTATAATCTGCATATACCAATATTTTTACAAAAATAACTAAAATATAGTAGACATAAAAAAGGGAGCAGTTTTTGGCTGCCCCCTTTATATTTGAGTTAATCTAAGATTAAGCTACATTACCGAAGTCACCATAAACAAACGCACTTGCGTAGTAGATAGGGAATGCGATTCTTGCCTCAACACGAACTGTAATCATGTTCTCAACAGCGTTGTTACCATCTTGGTCAAAGAATTGAACAGAGATACCATTACGTTGCATGATTTGAGCACCCATTGACCAGTCTCCTACTAAGAACTTGTCAACAGTCATTGCTGTAGACTTGTAGATAGGAATACCAGCGATAGATAATTGACCATCAACTGTAACTACTGTAGAACCTGGTAAAGAGTATGCAGAACCAGAGTTTTTAGTGTTAACAATAGCAGCCCAATCTGTAGGGCTAATTAAGATACCAGTTGCAGAGTAGTTGC